ATCGCCCAAAGAACTCGTAGAGGAAAGGGCAACATGATCCTCTGCTCCGCAGACGTTGCCTCCGCTCTGACCATGGCTGGTGTACTCGATTACACCCCTGCCCTGAACGCCAACCTCAACGTTGACGACGCTGGTAACACCTTCGCTGGTGTTCTGCAAGGTAAGTATCGTGTATACATCGATCCTTATTCTGCTAACCTCGCCGCTAATCAGTACTTCGTTGCTGGTTATAAGGGTTCTTCCCCTTACGACGCTGGTCTGTTCTATTGTCCTTATGTTCCTCTCCAAATGGTTCGCGCCGTTGGTCAGGACACCTTCCAACCCAAGATTGGATTCAAGACCCGCTACGGCATGGTCAGCAACCCATTCGCAGAAGGAACCGCTCAGGGACTCGGACGTATCACCGCCCGCAGCAACCGCTACTATCGTCGCGTACGTGTAGACAACCTGATGTGATATCGGGTACTACTCCCAATTCTACGAGGGTCCTTCGGGACCCTCTTTTTTTGTCTAAATACTTAGAAACACCATGAAGAGTTACAAACAGTTCATGGAAGGTCACAAGACCTGCCCAAAAGGTGAATACTACTGTTACACCGATAAGAAATGCAAAAAGATCCCTGGTGGATACCATGTGGGTCGTGGTGGTTATCTTGAGAGAGATGATAACAACGATTCCGAGGAAACCAATGGATCAAAGAACGGTAGTTCTAATGGTAGCAACGGTTCTAATGGTAATGGGAATGGTGGAAATGGAAATGGTGGAAATGGAGGGGGAGGAGAATGAAACCCTGGAATAATCAATTGGACAACAGGAATTATCTTTCTCCTGTTGGATTTAAATTTACAATTACAAAAGCACCAAAGGCAGATTTCTTTTCCAATTCTGCTTCTATTCCTGGTATCAATCTCGGATATGCAGCACAACCAACTTATCTGAAGGATCTTCCTGTACCAGGAGATAAGTTAACCTACGCAGATTTTTCTCTTCGTTTCTTTGTTGATGAGAATTTAGAGAACTATCTTCAGATTCATAACTGGATGAGAGCACTTGGTTATCCAGAGAGTGTTCAAGAATTCATCGATCTGAAAGTAAAGGATTTATACAATCCTGATAATAGTGCAAAAAATCCACTTAATGAATATTCAGACGCAAGTTTGTTTATCTACAACAGCATGTTTAATGAGGTTGCAAGAGTTGACTTCCAAGACATGTTCCCTGTCGGTCTTTCTACGATTGAGTTTGATGCAACTGACTCTGATATCCAATACGTCACCGCAGAAGCGACCTTTAAATATGCCATATATAATATAGAAGTTTTATGATGTAATTTATGAATCTTGATGAAATACAATTGTCATGGGAAGAAGATTCAAAAATAGACGAAGATAATCTACATACCGAATCCACCAGGATTCCTTCTCTTCACGCAAAATACTACAAGATTTTAAACAATGTTCTTCTGCTCAAGAAGTTAGAAGAAAACAAGTTTAAGCAACTCAAAAAAGAAAAGTGGCAATACTACACGGGTAAGGCAGACCCAGAAGTGTATATTGAAAAACCATTTGACCATAAAGTCTTGAGACAGGATGTAGACAAATATATGGATGCTGATGAAGATCTCATCAAAGTTCTGAACAAAATAGATTACTTCCAGGTAATGTTGAGTTACCTCGACAGTATTCTAAAAACAATTAATAATCGAACTTATCAAATTAAGAATTCGATTGAATGGCAGCAATTCATAAGAGGTTATGTCTGATCTTGTTATACGGAAGAAGAATGAGGTTTTTGTAACTATCAAAGCAGAACCTCACATTAATCAAGAACTCTCGGATCATTTTACGTTTGATGTTCCTGGTGCAAAGTTCATGCCACAATACCGTAGTAAGTATTGGGATGGAAAGATAAGACTGTATAGTTCTCATACTGGAGAGATCTATGTGGGATTACTTGACAAAGTAGTTGCATGGGCAAAGAACTATGGTTACTCAGTAGAGTTTGAGAACAATAAGTTCTATGGTCCTCCTTTTGAGGTCAATGACTTCATCTCTAAGGAAGGAGTCAAAGAATACATGACTCGTATTGCTAGGTTTAAACCTAGAGATTATCAGATTGATGCTGTCTATGACGCATTGAGATATAATCGCAAACTTCTCATCTCACCCACTGCCTCTGGTAAGTCATTGATGATTTATTCTGTGGTGAGATATTTTGCAGAAAGAGACCATAAGATTCTCTTGGTTGTCCCTACCACATCTCTTGTAGAGCAGATGTTTAAGGATTTTGAAGACTATGGTTGGAATGCAGAAGACTATTGTCACAGAATCTATTCCGGTAGGGAAAAGACAAATGAATACCCTGTAACGATTACCACTTGGCAATCTATCTACAAGTTACCCAGAGCATTCTTTAAAGACTTTGGTGTCATCATTGGAGACGAAGCACACTTGTTTAAGTCGAAATCTCTAGTCAGCATCATGACTAAGATGGATAGTGCTAAGTATAGATTTGGTTTCACTGGTACGTTAGACGGCACACAGACACACAAGTGGGTGTTAGAAGGATTGTTTGGACCATCATACAAGGTCACACAAACAAAGGAACTTATTGATAAAGGACATCTATCTCAGTTACAAATTCATGTATTGCTGATGAAGCACGACTCACATGAGTTTGAGACCTATGAAGATGAAATTCAATATATCATCGGACATGGAAAACGGAATAACTTTATCAAGAATCTAGTATTAGATCTGAAAGGAAATAGTCTTGTATTGTTCAGCAGAGTAGAGACACATGGTCAGCCACTTTACGAATTAATAAATAATTCTGTGAAAGGCAAGCGTAAAGTGTTTTATGTACACGGTGGAATTGACGCTCAGCAAAGAGAACACGTAAGAGAGATCACTGAAAAGGAAAACAACGCAATCATCGTTGCTTCATACGGAACGTTCTCAACAGGCATTAACATTAAGAACCTTCATAACGTAATCTTTGCATCCCCATCAAAATCAAGAATTAGAAACTTGCAGTCCATCGGTAGGGTGCTCAGAAAAGGAGACAACAAAAATCAAGCAGTCCTGTACGACATTGCTGATGAAATAGTCTATAAACAAAGAAAGAACTACACACTTAATCACCTAGTAGAAAGAATCAAAATTTATAACCAAGAGAAATTTAATTATGAAATTGTACCCGTTAATCTCAGAGATAAATGAAAGAAGAATTCTATGCAGCAATCAAATTAGTATCAGGCGAAGAGATCTTCGCTCAAGTGACACCATCTGAAGAAGAGGACCGTACTTTACTGATTCTCGATACTCCTGTAATATTTGAGACCATACAACTTAAGCATATGGCAGTAAGTGCCATTAAAGTGGAACCCTGGATGACTATGGGTGATGATATGATAATTATTAATATGGATAAAGTTATTACAATTACTGAAGTGAAAGACGAACAAGTCTTATGCATCTATAATAAGTACTTACGTGACAAGGATAGAGAAAGTAACCAAACTAAAATTAATGAAGAAATGGGTTTCTTATCCTCTATATCTGAAGCAAGAGTATCTTTAGAGAAACTCTATAAAAGTAGCTAAGCCATCCCTATGAACCCTGACAGAGTTATTCTACAGAGATTTCATAGAGTTGTCAAGCCCTTTGATTATGTGGTATAATAACAACATATCTCAATAGGAGAACCATGAAATGTCAAGAACTAGAAAAAAGTCAGAACATTATGTAAACAATAAAGAATTTCTTGAAGCACTTATTGTATACAGAACCAAAGTTAAAGCAGCACAGGAAGCAGGAGAACCACTCCCACGTATTACCAACTATCTTGGTGAGTGTTTCTTGAAGATCGCCACCCACCTGTCTTATAAACCAAACTTTGTAAATTACATGTTCCGTGAGGACATGATCTGTGACGGCATTGAGAACTGCGTCCAGTACATCAAAAACTTTGATCCAGAGAAGTCCAGCAATCCATTTGCATACTTCACTCAGATTATCCACTACGCATTCCTTAGAAGGATTCAGAAAGAAAAGCGTCAGATGGACATCAGAACTAAGATTGTTGAGCGATCTGGATTCGACGAAGTATTCACAGGAGATGGTGACATCTACAATACTTCAGACTATAATACCATCAAAGAAAACATCCAGTCTAAACTTTATTCATGAAACTGACAAAAGAACTTGCCACTGCCCTGGACAATCTAGGATGGCAAGAGGGCGATAATATCGCTGTGGAAATTGGTGGCACCTCAGTCTATGAGATTGAGGGTGCTGGTACTAAGTGGGCACCAGTCAAAGGAACTCGTAAGTACAATAAAGATGCGTTCATTGTTATCAAAAACCTTGACCGTAATCCTACAGTTTCTTCTCAACCAAATCCTGAACTAAAGCAACATCACGAAATCAGTCACGACCCTAATTACCTTCTCCCTCCTGATCAGCGCAAATGAAAATCGCCCTATTGACAGACACCCACTACGGTGCGAGAAAGAATAGTAAGTTATTTCATGAGTTCTTCCAAAAGTTCTATGACAACATCTTCTTTCCTACACTGAAAGAGAGAGGTATCACAGAATGCGTCCACCTGGGCGATGCTTTTGACTGCCGTAAGTCTGTTGATTTCTGGGCACTGCAATGGGCAAAAGAAAATGTATACGATAGGTTCAGAGACTTAGGTGTTAAGTTGCATCAGATTGTTGGTAATCACGATGCATACTATAAGAACACCATTGACATCAACGCTGTAGATGGTCTCCTAGAGTCCTACGACAATGTTGTAAGGGTTTCTGAACCT